GATTCCAGTGTCATTAGCTAATAAAACTCCGGCTGTTGCTCCAACACTACCGTTTCTAGCTGCAAAATGATATACTTGATTAGCCCTGGTTAAAGAACCTGTAGTTTCATCAATTTCTTTGTTAACGATACCTATTTTTCCTATTGGTTTTGCCATTTTATATCAAGACAAATTAATAAGCGTAGATTATAATTGATTTAACACTTGTGTCACTGCCACCCAAATCAACCGTCAATACACCTGAGCTTACAGATGTTGCTGTTGGGTCTTGATTAACCACTACTGAACCAGTTGTCGTTTCATCAGAAACCATAACTGCATGAACATTTGTACATCCGAATTTAGACAAGTCTACTGTTACATCATCAGTTCCACCTACTGCATTATCAGCTGTTAAGATATGAATTATCTTCAATCCTAAGTTTGGTGCTACTTCTGTATTAGTGCAACTTGTTTCTGCTACTATTGTTGTCATCTTTTACCTCCATTGTCATTTAATTGTTCGTCTCGTGAACTACTCGCCTACTGACGTTGCCGTAGATGCCATTTATTTTAAAATAAATAAAAAAATTTGTATTGCCTTACAAGATGTCGTCAACAAAGCTATTGAATGCAGTATTTCTTATAATTAAACATTCGTATATCTTAAGCATAAACTTGTTAGAATCGTTTACTTTCCCAAACTCTTCATAAGTCATATCCAATAATACTCTCATTTCAATCCAATCTGTATCTAAGAAATATATCTGTTTTGCTCCAGATGTATCTGATAGAAATCTACTGAATATAACGGGTATTTTCCCAGCCATAGTGTCTAGCACTAAACTTGGCGCTATTCCGAATGGTAGTGCTCCACTTGCGTTGTCGCTTGGATTATATCTATAAGTATCAAGTATAATCTTTCGAATATCTTTAACGACACTTGGACTTGCTACTGCAAGCTTTGGTCTTCCACCGTCTTGAATTGCGTATAGGACTGCTTTTTCAATATCATCGTATGTTAATGCTGCTCCATCTAAATCTACTACATTATCAACTCCTTGTAATTTTACAATTCCTGAAAATTGTGTAGCTGTTGTATCTGCATCACCATTAATTATAAGATTTTCCTCTAATTCTCTCAACTCTCTTGCTTTTATCAAAACTTCTTGCTGTTTAGCATTTGGTGCTCCTACGTTACTAAATGAGCTGTTTCCTAATCCGCCACCTTGTGGTTGGAACCCTTCCATCATATAACTTGGCATTGCTTGCTGTGTTGGTCCTGTAATTCTTCCTACAGAATACAAGAATTTGATTTGTGTACTAGCTCTATCATACGTAGTAGTTGTTTCAGATAACGCTGCATCTTCAGCAGCTGTAAAAGCTCCGCCTTTTGCGGTGATCTTGTTATAATCTGCATACATACCTTGATTAGTAACTCTTGGGATTAACTCCACTAATGGTGTTTCCTTACGAGTAACATCTACGATTCTAGGATCGACATAAACTGGGATCATTGCATATCCTGCAGTTCCTGTTCCGCCAGCTGTAGTAGATAAAGCTTTCATATTGACAATACCTCTCTGTAAAGTATCATTAAGTGTTCCTCTCATATCTGTTCCAGTTACTGCATCAACATATCTTGTATGATCTTTTAATGCACCAAAGGAATGGGAATAAGAACTCTTAAGGTCTAATCCAGATGGCATTTCCATTGTACCTTTTTCCATTTTAAGCTATTAAGTCTAAAGGACTTTGAGACTTCTCTTCGAAATCTTCAGATTTATCTTTTAAGTCAAGTTTGGATTTTTTAACTGGTTTCATCATTCTTGCTTTTAATTCAGCAAATTCAGACTTTAATGCTGTTAACTCTACTTTCATAGCTTTAACTTCTGCATCTTCAACCACTTCTACTTCAGCTTCTACTTCAGCTTCTGCTTCTGGCTCAGATTCCTCAACGGATTCCTCATCTTTAACTTCAGCTTCAACTTCTGCTTCTGTTTCTTCCTCAACTTCACTAGACTCTTCTTCAGACTCTACAATTTCATCTTTTTCCTCTAAATTCATATTTTTAACCTCCTTTAAATTTAATTTGTCACTTTTGTGAGTATCATCTTTTGTATCTTTTTTCTTTTCTTCTTCTTCATCCTCTTCTTCATCAACACCAGATCCATCTGCATTTCCATTTCCTGGACCATTACCTCTTCCATGTGGCCCTGTTTCATCTGGTTCGTGTCCACCTGGTCCACCTTTTTCTAGAAATTCTAAACTCTTTAAAAAAACATTTGTCATTTTAGCCTCTGTATTTACTGGGTTACCAGTGAAGGCCACATTTAATAAATTAATTTTATCTAATCTTCTTATGGTTTTTCCTTCTCTTATTTCATCTACAGATTTAACTGGAACGTATGCGATAGAGAATGCATCTAAAAATCCATCTTCTATTGATCCTTTCACCTCATTAAATCTACTTGAATATCTGTTTAACATTGCTCTAACTTTTATACCTTTTTTATCCATTAAGAAATCATCTGTCTTTGCTACTGGAATTTTTGTTTTATTAACTTCTCTATCTAAATTACTTTTACCTCTAAAACTTTCATGCTCTACGTCAAATTTAATAGTTCTATTTTTCATCTGCTCTGCCATATCAAGCAAACATCCTTTAGTAACTACATCATTAACTAAATCTAAGTCAGAAGTTGAAATATATCCCTCTACATAGAAGTTTTCGTTCTCGCTTTTTAGCTCCAACTTGTCAGAACTAAATATAAAACTTGGCTGATCCATATTCGTTTAACTTAAAAAAAGTATTTAAGCATTGTTGCTTAATCAAATAATTATTCTTCTTCTATATAAAGCACAGAACTACGACAATTGACGTGCGCAGGAGGACAAGGTCCTTCAAATCCACTTTTTACATCTTTGAAATTTTCGTTTATTCCTACTATTTGTCCATCTAATCTATTGCATACTTCACTTGTTCTATCGTCTTTTGCAGTTAGCCATTGTTTTTTTAATTTCTCTCCACTTGATTTAAACCCAAGAAGCTTACCTTGATTCTCTGCTCTATTTGTTTCAGTACGAGCTATCATTTCTGCTCTATTTTTACCGACATTAAATACTTTACTTACTCTATCTTTTATTTTAACTATTCCTTCATTTGCCATTATTCCTCTTTGAAGTTCTTGTCTTAAGTCATCTCCTATCTCTTCTGTCATTCCTTTTATATTATTAAAAGTATAATCTTGTATAAAATCAATTGCTCCGGTATTCATAATTAAATTTCTATTTACTTGTTTCTCTGCGCTATCCCATCCTTTAATAAAAATATCACTTATTATTTCGTCACTAACTGTCTTAAGTCCAACAAAGGATAATAAACTTTTAATTATTTTAGTAAGTCCTTCTAATGATTTTATTTCTTTTATTGTATTACTTCCTATCTCTTTTTTTAATAAGTCAATTATTTTCTTTTCATTTTGACTTAGTATACTTAGAATATTCTTTTTTAACTTTTGCTCTGGAGTTTCATTTGGTCTTAGAACAAGTGGATTGTCTAATGCTTTTGTTTCTGATCCTTTATTATCATCATAAAATTTCTTTAATGCTTCCTCTCTAACTACTTTTATTTTCTTTAGTCCTGCACGCTTTGCTGCTGAATGTCTATGATTTCCATCTATAATTTTATCATTCTTGTCAACTATGATCGCTGGTAGTTGGTCTGGGCTTGTCAATTTTCCTACATTAATTTGTCTTTCGTTTGGCCCGTATCTATCCTCTACTATAGTACCTTCTGCATATCCTGCACTTGTGTCATTATCGTAATCATCGCCTGTTTGGCTTGGTTTAATTTTATCTATTGGTACCTTCTCGGATATGAAGTCTAACTCGTTTGGCCCGAAGTTATCGCTATCTTTAAATGATTCTAAAAAATCCCCAAACTTCGAATACTTATCAACTTCTCCTTTTAGTTTATCTTCTCCTTGCTTTCCTCTCATTACTGACTCTTTTGGCTTTTTCCCTGGTTGTAGCTTATTTGCTCTAGAATTGTAATACCAATAAATATAACTTCCTGGTGCTCCTGTTCTCTTAGCATACTTAAATTTTAGAAATTCTTTTTTTTTTGCAGTCA